GTGTAGGACAGCCAGGTGATACTAATTTTGTTGAGGGTATTATTACTCAACCTAGAGCCGTTCCCGCTCAAGAAGCGGTAGCACTTTCTGCTCCTCAACAACAATTAATACAGGCAGCTAATACTGCTGCAACAGCAATAACACCACAAACATTGGGCATCGGATCATTCGATCCTTTTTTACAAACAGCTTTACAACAAACTGCTGCAGGTCAGCAAACATTACAAGATGCTACAGGTATCTTTAACCCTAATGATCCTAATGCAGGTATCGCTGCTTTTATGTCACCTTTTCAGCAAAATGTTACTGCAGAAGCATTAAAAGAAATTGATAGACAAGGTGAAATAGCAAAAAATCAAGCCGCAGCAAGTGCTATAAAATCAGGTGCTTTTGGTGGTGGTAGAGAAGGTGTGCAAAGAGCAGAACTAGACAGAAACATACAAGACATAAAATCAAAAAGAATAGCTGAAGATTTACAAACAAATTTTTTACAGGCATTAGCCACAGCACAAGCTGCACAAGAAGGTCAAAGACAAAGGCAATTATATGCAGGTGGACAAATGGGATCAATGGGGCAAAGGACAGCCGCACTAGGATTATCTGGGCAACAAGCCACAGGTAGAGATATAGCTTTATTAAGCGGTATCGGAGCTGTTGATGTTGCGCAAAGACAAGCTCAGCAAGAGGCTTTACGACAAAACATAATAGCACAGCAAGAAGAACCATTCTCAAGATTAGCTTTTGGGCAAAATTTATTAGCAGGTTTACCAACAGGCACTACAACCTTAGCTCAGGTACAACAACCAAACCCTTATCTAACTGCATTACAAACAGGAATACTTGGTCTAGGTGTTTTATCTGGTCAAGGCGGTGGTAATTTAGGCAGTTTTTTAACGGTTTGATATGGCAGTTTTAGACAGAAAAATGTTTATGGGGGGATTGGACCCTAAGGAGTATCAAGATTTATTAGAACTAAGTAGATCTTTTGGTGATACCCCTACTGTAAATCAAAATGTCACAGCAGCAGATGTCATAAGAGCTACAGGACCTTTAGGTCAGCCTGTCGCTGAAGGTGCAGTTAATACTGTTGCTCAATTCAATCAATTTTTAGCAGGAATATTAGGCAACAAATTTGCTAGAATCGATGAAGAAAAACAAGCAGTAAAAGACGCAGAAAATATTGCACAACAAAGAGTAGATACCTTTATTGCAGCTCAGGCAGACAAAAATCCATTTATAGAAGTAAATGATCAACTAATAGATACTAGAACTTTAGGCGGTGAAGCAGAGGATGTTGTTAAATATGATTTTAGAGATGCGCCTAAAAAAACTTATGACAATATAAAAGTAGTAAATAATAAAGTTTTTGATTTAGACACTAATACAGTATTGAAGGATTTAGGTGATGCGGATCCTAATACAAGATTTATTCAATATGGTGATTTTATTTTAGATACTGACGCACTAAAACAAGATCCCGATGATGTCTTAGGAGCTTTAGTCAATGTCAAACAAGCTCCATCACCAACTAATGCAGCAAGAGTTGGTCAATTAGTAAAACTTAAAGAGGCTTATGAGGAGGATAATGAGGAGTTCCCTGCTGATTTACAAGCTGAATTAGATTATCTACAAAAAGAAGATCCAAGACCTTATGTGTCACCTAGTGAAGAAAAATTTGTTGATTTGAAATTTGAGAAACAGGCAGGAGCTGAAGCAGCAGAATCACAGTATAGCCTTATTTTAGAAGCTGAGAGATTATTTGCAGATCCTAATTTTGTGACAGGTACAGGTACTGCAGGTCTACTACCTGTTCAAAAATTCTTTGTAGATTTATTAGGTATTAATCTTGATGATATACTTGAGGGCATAAACATAGATATATTAAACGATCCGGGTGATACAGAAACTTTAAATAGATTAACCAATAGACTAGCTATAAATATTTTAGGCACAGGTAAATTGCCTGGTCCAATCTCAGATTTTGAATTTAGACAAATGATTAACTCTGTATTTAATGCTACTAGTACTGAAGAGGCTAACTTAAGATTCATACAAGGGATGAAATATTTGTATAATAAAGAAATAGCACAAGCTGAGATAGCAGGTAAAATAGATCCAAGAGATGAAAATGCTTTAAATATTTATAGAGAAAATATTAGAGCATGGGATCAAGAGAATAGACCAAAATATCTTCCTGATAATGATTATATTGATGAGTTATTAGAAAATATGCCTGAGGATTTCTCATAGTGGTTTTACCTAAAGAACAAATACAACTAATAGATAATCAAGTAGCAGAACTTGAAAAAGAAAAAGAAGATTTATTAATTGACACAAACATTTTAAAAAGGCCAGATGGCACAGACTTTTATCTACCAAAAGATCCCGAAAAAGCAGAATTAATTAAACAAACTTTAAAAGAACTTAAATTTTTAAAACAACAATTTATAAAAGATGAAATAGATTCAGCTGCGCAAAATGCATTAGTTAGAGATTTTATTAGAAGTAAAGGTTTAACTATTGAGGAATTATCTGGTCAGTATCAGTCTACCGCAGGTGCTAAAATTAAATCATTTGTAAATTCTTTAAATACTAACATTGCACAAAATTTAGATAATTTTATTGATGTCATGTATACCCCTAGAGATAAAATTGAAAAAACAGGATTTTATGGTCCAAACGCAGAAGAGCTAGGGATTACTAAAGATCCTGGATTATTTGAAGAATTTTTTACATGGACACAAAGTATAGATCCGACTTTTACTCCTCAAACTTGGGGTGAAAGAATAGCTGACTCAGCAGGAGCGGGTACAGCTGATGGTATTATGTTTGCCATCCCTACATCAAGATTATCAACAACTAATAAAATAGTCATGGATCCTACTAAGTATGAAGGGATTATAGGTAAAGCTAAAAATACAGCCGTTGCCACATGGAAAGGTATACTTGACATGTATCAAGACGCAGCAGCAAAAGGTAATTTATCGGCTGTGTTATTAGCTGATATGATGGCTTTTGCAGGATGGGAAGGTGGAGCACAATTTGCTGAGGAATTAGTCGGTAAAGGCACCACAGATGATTCCGAATTTACAGAGAGCTTAAAAAATAAAAGTTTTGAGTATGGAGCCCCTTTTGTAGGTGCATTAGGTGGTGGAACCATGGGTTATACCTTCTGGACTTTACCTAAAGCCACTTACAATATGTTTAACAATTTATATAAGGAGTTTTTTCCTTCAGTAGTGCAAAGGTATAGAGATGGTGAAACACTGAACCCCTATAGAATTTTTCAAGAAAATAACAATATTAAGAAGGAAGCTAAAGATAAAAAGAAGGCAGCTGAAATTATACAAAGCACAGTTAATGAGGAAGAAATTGCTACAAGAGAAGCTGCCAAAGAAGTTGAAGAAAATATACCTGGATTAAATCTGTCTTTAGCTCAACAAACAGAAAACCCTAAACTTGTTGAAGAACAAAGAGTTATTGAAAGCACATTAACAGACCTTGAAAATGCTATACCTACTATAGCCACTCGAGGAAAAAAAGCAGATGATGAAGCCGTTGCATCTGATATTAAAACAAATATTTTACAAAATTATAAAGCTGTTGATGATCAAGTAAAAAAAGAATTTCCAGATAAGCAAACAATTTTCAAGACTGATTCAAACGGTAATGTTCAAGAGGTTGATGATCCTTTAGGAAGCTTTTACAGTTATGTAAACAAAGATACAGGTGCTGAGGGTTCTTTAGTCAGGAGCATTACTGATGAAATTACGGATGTAGAAAAAACATTAGTGCCAGGCTCTGACGAAACATTATTACCTTCAATTGATAAAACAGTTTTAGGTGAGCAAGGTGAGCAAATAAGAGGTGAAATAATATCTATTAAAGACAAAACTTTGAATTTTTATAGTAAAGAATTATTGGATATTTTTGAGTCACAACAACCGAATTTAAAAATTGATATAACTGATTTTAAAGATGATATTATTTCTAAAGGTGCTTTAAAATCTTTTGAAGATCCTGATAATTTACCAAGACAATACTTAGAAATAAGAGATTTGGGACAAGAATTTAATGGATTAATAAGTAGGGCTACCTCTGCCATGGATGCAGCCTATCAAAAATATCTTAATGAGGGCATTAACAATACTAGCGCTTATGAAACTTATCTTAATACAGTAAAAAAAATAGAAACAAATTTAAAATCAAGCATCGAAGGATTAAATACAAAATTAAATAAACAAAAAGCTGATGGCGAAAGAAATACGGCTCCAGAGTATGACTTGGGTGAAATTATATTCAAATTTCCTGAATTCGGATCAGGTGCGTCTGGTAAACCAGGTGAGGGTTTTTTAGGGAGGAAAGATGTAATATTTGATAGACCTGGTGTGCAAGTAAATTTAAGCTATACAGAGCCATCATTAAACATGACCGCTAAAGACATGATTGAATTAAAACAATCTGTCATTAAAGATTTAGATTTACTATCCACAGATTTATTTAAAAATTCAGAGAAGATACAAAGATTAGCACAAATAAATCAATCCATAGATGATTTATTTAGAAACGAATTAAAAGGCTCTGATGAATATCAAAAGTGGTTAAAACTTTATGAACAAAACTTTAAGATACCTTTTCAAGAAGGTATAATTAACAAAGTCTTAACACAAACAGGTCAAGGCGGTGAATATTTAATTGGGTCTGAAGTAGTAGGTAAAGCCTTTTTAAAAGATCCTGCATCTATCAATAGATATTTTGAAATATTTGGCCCTGCTATACAAGACGGAAACTTATCTTATATTAATGGCATAAAAAATTCATTCTTAGATGATTTATATTCAAAAGTCTTAACTAAGGATGGTTTAATAGATGCTAATAAATTAAAGAAATTTGAACAACAAAACAGAGAAATAATTGATCAACTTAATAATTACATACCTGATCTAAAAAAATTAATAAATGACAACATTGAATTAGGCGTTAACGCTGCTAACAGGATAAAAGACTTAAAAGCTAGAGAAAGGTATGCAGGTAAAATAGATTTAGATCAACTAGCTAAAGATGGTTTTAAGGGAGGATTGACCTTCCAAGACGCTGAAAGTTTAATAAAACAATCTCTAAAAGATCCAGGACAAATGGAGAAAACAATCAAAGCAATTTTAGCTAGTGAAAATTCTGATGCAATGTTGGCAGCTTTTAAAAATGAAATATTTAATACATGGATGATAGCTACTAAAAATAGACCTTTTAAAGGTGAGTTACCTAATCCAAAAGCAATGACAAAGTGGTTAAATGATAATGAGGATGTTGTAAAAGCTTTTTACAAAGCTACAGGTGATCCAGATGGATATAATAGATTAGTAAGAATAACAACAGCTTATGATAAATTAAATTTAACAGGTTATCCTGGTCAAGCAGATGCCAAAAAACCTAGCATTATAAAAAGAGTTTTTGGTAGTGACATACCCCAAATTTTATCTCGTATCTTCGCAGTTCAATCAGGTAGAACATCTACAAGATTTATAGGTGCAGAATTAGGTATGAGATTTTTTAGACAATTAGCAGATAATAAAAGACAAAAAATTATTGCAGAAGCCTTATATGATAAAGATTTAGCAGAGTCATTGTTAAAAATGATGACTAATGAACCTTTGAATAAAAGAGATATTAATATATTAAAAGGTATTTTAGGACAAGTTCAAGGATTTATGAGTAATACTTTAGATGACGAAATTGCTGAAGATCGACAAAAAGAATTGAGATCAGACGCAGAAATTTTAAACAAATCTACAAGCTCTTTTGATAATGCTAATAAAGCACCTGCCTTCGTGCCAAAACTAAATATAAATAATGTGTCACCCGCGTCTACTTTATCTAATGTTAATATGGCGAGGATGACTCAAAACACTATTCCTAATACTTTAGCCAGAGGTCAAGCTATCTTTGGTCAAGATGATCCTATCTTTGGCGGAATTGCTGCAGTTTAAACTATCCAACTTTTTAATTCTTCACCCAATACTTCACTAGATATATTTATTTTTTTTCTTAATGATTTTATAATTTTTTCATCTACAGTTTTAGGCGTTAATAAATCTATGTATGTCACTTTTTTTGTTTGACCTATACGATGTACTCTTTCTTCTGATTGTATTCTAATCTCTAAATCATACGAATTACTAAAATAAACAACTGTATGAGATATGGTTAAAGTTAATCCATATCCTGCTGTTCTAGGATTGGCTATGATATATCGTAACTCGCTACTCGGATCTTGGAACTCAGTGACAATGTCTTGTCTATCCTGGTCTTTGGTGTCACCAAAGAAAGCTTTTATACTTTTATATCCATATTTTTCTCTAATCGTTTTTAATATTTTTTTTATATCGAATCTATAATTAGCCCAAATAACTACCTTTTGATCCCCTGCTTCTTGTAAAACATCTAGTAATGTTTGATACCTGTTGTTTTCTATAGATATGGCCTCACCTTGTGCGTTTAAAATAAAACCACAAACTATTTGATGTAGTTTTGTAATCTGTGATAAGACTGTGGTGACATTAATTATATCATTATTAATTATTGCCATCGCTTCACGCTTCATTTCAGTGTAAGCTTTTTCCTGTTCTTTTGTTAGTTCTACAATTCTGGGTGTATAAACTTTGTCTGGTAAATCTAAACAATCTTTTTTTAAAACTCTTGACGAAAAATTTTCTAATTTTTTATTTAGCTCATCTAAATTTTTATAATCTACTACTTCTTGAAAACTATGTGATGATGTTGTTCTTTGCACTAATATTGCATATCTAGATCTAAATGCAAAATAACTTTCAAAACCTAGCAAACTAGGATCTAAAAAATAACATTGTGTAAATAAATCTAATGGAGATTTAGTGACGGGAAGTCCTGATAATATTCTTCTTTGTTTAGTAAATTTTCTTAATGTTAAAATATTTTTTGTTTGTAAAGCTTGTGGATTTTTTATTACAGTGGATTCATCTATAGCGAAATAACAACTATTATGTTCTAAAACTTTTTTTGTAAAATCTAATCCTTTTCTAGTTCTAAATGCTTCTACATTTATTACAAAAAATTTTAACTTATTATTTTTTTCAAAAAGTTTCTTTTGCTCTTTTTTATTTTTTGCTGTAGGTGCTGATGACCAGGTCACAATTTGTTTTTCTATATAATCGGGTACATGTTTTAGTAGCTCTAGTTGTGACCAATTTCGATATACACCTTTAGGAGCTACAACGATAGCACAATTAATTTTATTATTTAGATAAGATATGCATATATCATCAATACAAACTTTTGATTTACCCGTGCCCATTTCCATAAAAAAGGCATAACTATCTGTCAAAATAGCATTATTTATGGCGTTTTTTTGGTGATCATAGGGTTGAGTTTTGTATTGATACTCTTTTCCACTTGATAATTTCATTTTATCCCACTATATTGTAATTAAAGGAGATTTCAATATGGAAGATAATTTAATTCATCAATTAGAAAATGATTTACAAGATTTTGAGGCTGACAAATCTGATCTAGAAAGTCTATCTCGTGCTTGTAAAGATTTCATAAAATGGTCAGGTATTGTACAAACTAAAGAAGCAGAACTCAAAGATATAAAAGATAAAGTAAGAAAAATGTCTGAAGAAATTATACCTGAGGCCATGCAACAATTAAATTTACAACAACTCAAATTAGATAATGGTGTAAAAATATCTATTGTTGATAATGTTTATGCACACATATCTGAAGAAAAAAAACCGAAAGCTTACGATTGGTTTAGAGGTAATGGACTTGGATCAATAATAAAAAGCGAAGTCGGTGTACAGTTTGACAAAACACAAGACTCGGATGCAGTAGCTTTAAAAGAGAGATTGATTAGTGAGGGTTTACCTGTCACACACAAAGAATCAATACATCCTAGCACATTAAAGAGTACAATTAAGGAACTAGTACAAAAAGGTATTGATGTCCCAGACGATACTTTTAATATTTTTATTGGGAAAAAAACTAAAATACAAATATAGGAGGTAATATGGCAAAAGCTAAACCAAAGAAAAAAGCAGTAGCGACTGCAAATAAAACAGATGTTGCAACAATTAATATTGGCAACTTTTTAGAAGAACACGCGGGTGATGGATCACAAAATGTAGGAACAAACGATTTAGAAGTTCCTAGATTAAAATTGTTTCATGGTAATGCTGAGGATGCACCAGAGGATATTAGAAAAGCAGATATCTATAATAGCATCACAAAGCAAGTATGGGCTAAGGATGTGGGTGTAAGAGTTATTCCTTGTGCTTATGTTAAACAATTTACACATTGGAAGGGTATAGAGGCAGGTGGCGGCTTCCTCGGATCGTATGATGCCACATCAGATATTCTTACTAAAACTAAAAAAGTAGAATCTAAAGATATGTTAGTTGAGGGTGGAGAGATGACAGACGAATACATTAGGACTGACGGAAACTTTTTTGTTCTATATGAAGAGTCTGAAAATATTTGGAAACCTGCGCAGTTATCTTTGTACTCTACTAATTTTAAAAAAGCTAAGTTGTGGAATACGATGATTAAGTCACAAGTATTGCAAGGTAGTAAAGGACCATTTAATCCACCATCTTATGCATTTATTTATACTATTAAAGGTATGCTTAAGAAAAAAGATGCTATGGCATGGGGTTTATGGGAAATAACATTAGATCAGCAAGTGGCAGATGCAAAGACTTTGCAAGATGCAAAAATGTTCTCTCAATCAGTAACTAAAGGTGAAATTACTGTCAAACCTGAAGCAGAAGAAACACAAGAAACAACTGCAACAGACGACAGTGATATGATATAAAAATTTTAGGGGGCGGGTTTTTCCTCTTTTCTCTCCTTTCTACCGCCCCCTGTTTCTATGTTAGATAAGTTTAAAAAAATATTTGAAGGACAAAACCGTGCTCACGGTATTTTCATTTCATCAGGGGAAGTGTCTGATAAAAATAAAATTAAAGGTAGCGGTAAGGTTATACAAGAATCAATAACAGATTCTTTATGGAAAAAACATTTAGACGGTGAGGGTGCATCTTTAGGTGTAATCCCTATAAATGATGATAGTCAATGTAAGTGGGGATGTATTGATGTAGACACTTATCCTCTAGATCACAGAAAGATAGCAAAGGATATTAAAAACAAGAAAATACCATTAGTGGTGTTTCGTAGTAAATCTGGTGGTGCACATTTATTTTTATTTGTAGAAAAGTTTATACCTGCAGTAGCGATGAGAAAAAAATTACAGGAGTTTGCATCTAATTTAGGTTATGCCTCTTGTGAGATATTTCCAAAACAAATAGAAATCAAAGTTGATCGGGGTGACACAGGTAATTTTTTAAATCTGCCATATTTTGCAGGGGAAAATTCTACTAGATATGCTTATGATAATGACGGACTGCCTTTAACACTTAAAGATTTTTTAGATTACTATGATGAAGTAGTCGTTAAGGTTGAAGATTTTAAAAAATTAAAAGCAAAAATAAAACAAAAAGAAAATGAAGAGATATCGGATGGACCACCTTGTCTGCAAACCATGATGAGTTTAGGTATTCCAGAGGGTGGTCGTGATGAGGCTCTGTATCAATACACCGTCTACGCTAAAAGAAAATGGTCAGATGAGAATGAATGGGCTTTGAAAGTTGATGAGTTTAACAGAGATTATATGCGCCCACCTCTTAGTTCAGCACAAGTGATGAAAACAATAAATCAACATAAAAAGCAAGATTATCAATATAAATGTAAAGTGCCTCCCATGTGTAATCATTGTAATTCTACAGAGTGTAGTATTAGAAAATTTGGGATCGGTGAAGATTATGCTTCACAACTATCTGATCTTCGTAAGTTTCAGTCAGATCAATCGATATGGTTTATGAATATTGACGGTAAACCAATTGAATTAAATACGGATGAGTTATACTCACAAAGTTTATTTTTAAAAAGGTGTATTGATGAGATAAACATTATACCTTTTCCAGAGCCTATGCCCCAAAAGAAGTGGATCAGATTGCTTAATGAATTGTTATCAAAGGTCCAGGTAATAGAGATGCCACGAGAAATAACAAAGGCAGGTCGATTTGATTCTTTATTAAATGCATTTTTAGATGAAACACCAACAGCAGATAGTCGTGAGCAAATAAAATTAGGTAATGTTCTTTACGAAAAAGATGAAAAGACAGGGGTGATGAAAGCCTATTTTAAAATGGAGTTTTTAATTAATTTTTTAGAAGAAAAGAAAAAGTTTAAAGGTATGACAACGACAGAGATGGCTGCACATATTAGATTAAAAAGAAGAGGTGGCGATCATCGTTTGTCAATAAACAATAAAACAGAATTTGTGTGGACAGTGCCACATGAGAGGTCACACGAAACAAGCTTCTCGGTTCCAGACATGGATGACGGATCGGATGCCTTATTATGAACAGTAGTCCCGCACGAGCACTAAAAGGTAATGTCAGTCATCAAACAGCAATTTTGTTTTTAGCACAGCATGGTTATACCGTATTTGATAATGTTTATAAAAATGGTCCCGTGGATTTGATAGCTATGAAAGATCACGAAATAATTTTATTTGATGTAAAATCTGTTCAGAAATATAGTGAAGATGTCAAGATTAATAAATTAAAAGGTAAAATGATTTATAGACCTAAATCTGATATACAAAAACAACTAGGAGTTAAATTTATTTATGTCGATGAAAAAGGTGTGTGTAAAGTAATATGAGAAAAATAATATTTGGACCACCTGGCACAGGCAAAACTACAAGATTATTAAACATCGTAGAACAGGAGTTAAGAATAGGTGTGCCACCAGATCGTATCGCTTATCTTGCCTTTACCCGTAAAGCTGCACAAGAAGCAGTGCAGAGAGCCTGTACTAAATTTAAATTAGATAAAAAAGATTTACCTTGGTTTCGAACTATTCATTCATTTGTTTTTAAATCTATGAATTATTCTCAGGATGAAATTATGAAACCAAAACATTATGCCGAGTTATCGGACATTATAAAAGTTCCCCTAGTAAGTGTCACATCAGCTGACGAAGTTGGTGTGTCTATCCATAATAATGAACATCTCCACATTTATGACCTATCACGAGCTAGGGGAACCACTTTAAAACAAGAATATAAAAGATATGGTCAAGTAGATGGAGGTTTTGAAAAGACTAATTATATTACGAAATCATTAATAAAATATAAAAATACTATGCATGTCAGGGATTATACTGACTTGTTAGAGGATTATTGTAATCAAGGTGCCGTTCCTAACTTAGAAGTAGTCATTGTAGACGAGGCACAAGACATGTCTTATTTACAATGGCAAGTTGTAGATAAGATTATGAAACACGCAGCACGAGTCTATCTAGCAGGGGATGATGACCAGGCTATCTTTGATTGGGCGGGTGCTGATCCTAATAGATTAATCAATGCTAAAGATTGGGAAAAAGAAGTATTGCAACAATCTTATCGTATACCAAAAACTTCTCACGACATTGCAGACAGGTTAATAACCAGAATAAAACATAGACAACCTAAGTCATGGAGGCCTCGAGATTATAAGGGTTTCTCTCGTAGCTACGCTTACAGATTATCAAGCGATAGTTTTAATAAAGGTCAATGGATGATTTTAGCTAGAACAAATTATTTATTAGACCAGATAGAACATGATCTTAAACAGTATGGTCACTATTATTCAAGAGGTAATCAACCTTCTATATCAAACAAATTATCTAACGCAGTATCATCGTGGAATAAACTTAGACGCAAACAAGAAATATCTATCGATGATGTTAAATCTATTTATTATTACATGACAGTAGGACAGGGTGTGAAGAGAGGGTTTAAAGGTATGAACTTTCAAACAGTGCCAGGACAAACATTTTCTTACAGAGAGCTGCGAGAAAATTATGGTTTGTTGATTACTAACAATGTCCCCTGGCAAAGTGCTTTAGATAAGGTTCCTAGTTCTAGATCTATTTACTTACAATCAATCATGCTAAGAAATAAAAAAGAATTAAGTCAAGAGCCAAGAATAAAACTATCTACCATACATGGTGCTAAGGGTGGTGAGGCAGATCATGTCATGTTATTAACAGATCTCTCTCGTAAAGCAGATGATAGTTTTTTACGCAATCGTGATAGTGAGCGTAGAGTTTTTTATGTCGGTGCTACTCGTGCAAAAAAATCTTTACACATTATTAGAAGTAATAGTTCCAGAGAATTTACGGAGATCTTTCAATGAGAATATTATTAGAACAAAACAAAATACTATTTAGTATGACAAAAGAAGAAACACAAAAAATACAAGACAATCATCACAATCCTATTGAGATAACAAAAGGACAACTTATGGTTTTACATGAAGATGTATCGAAAGCCCTGATGGAAGAATGGAGAAAAGAAGTATGGAAGAAAAGCCAAAGCCGTTCGTAGTTCCGCCTGAATGGGTGCCACCACAACAAGTGCCTAACCTGGCTGACGCTAAAATGGTTTGCATTGATGTAGAAACTTGTGATCCGCAAATTAAAACTTTAGGACCAGGTTATTGTCGTCAAGACGGATTCATTGCAGGTATCGCTTTAGCTGTAGACGGGTGGAAAGGTTATTTCCCTGTGAGGCATGATGGCGGTGGTAATTTTGATTTAGAAATAATCCGTGGTCCCTTACAAAAGATTCTGGGTTCTGATACACCAAAGTTGTTTCATAATTCATCTTACGATATTGGTTGGTTAGAGGCTGAGGGTTTTACAATTGGAGGCAGGGTTCACGATACAATGATCATGGCTCCTTTGATTGATGAGAACAGACGGTGGTACAATCTTAATGCACTTGGCTACGATTACTGTGGTGAAACGAAAAGCGAGGCTGCACTACAAGAAGCTGCGGCTGAGTTTGGTGTCGATGCTAAATCGGAGATGTATAAACTCCCCCCGATGTATGTGGGTAATTACGCAGAGCAAGATACAGCTTTAACTTTAAAATTATATGACCGATTAAAACATGAGATAGAAAAAGAAGAGTGTGGACATATACTAGAATTAGAAACTGATTTAATACCCATGACTTATGCCATGAAAAAGAAGGGTGTTTGTATTGATGAAGATAATTTACAGAAGCTCGAAACAAGGCTCTTCTCTGAAGAGAAAAAAATATTAAAGCAGATAAAAAATATTTCTGGAGTAGCGGTT